CTAATTTTGACGTATGACGTCCTTCGGTCCCTTCTCAACGTCTTGGACACGATATAATGCTAAACCGCATGATGTCGCTGAAAAGATCAAGACTTATTGGAGAAAGTTACCTTCTCGCCCTAAAGATGATCCCATTTACCAACGCGCTTTGGATAAAACCAGACGCCAATACACATTGGGACACAAGGTCAAACCTTATCATATTAACGATGTGATTCGGAGATATCCTCACCCCGATCGGTCGCCCGGACTTCCCTACACTTTACGTGGAATGCGGAAGAAGAGTGAAGTACCAGTAACAGCCATCAAATCATTTAATCATAATTTAAAGTATGGAATTTACAAAAAGTGTGCCACTCCTTGCAACATAAGTGCGAAATCAATGGTTGGAAAACAGCCTAAGTTTAGGATAGTGTGGGTTTACCCTGCGCATATGACCTTTTCTGAAGGAATGTTTGCTATGCCGCTCATCAGTGCATACCAAGAAAAGCGAGGTTCTTACGCTATATGGTGTAAGTACGCTTTAGGCCATATGAGAACACTGTGTGCAAAGAAGAAAAAGAAGTACACGTGGTTGGGACTTGACTGGAGCGCATTTGATTCAAATGTGCCAGCATGGCTAATCAGAGATTGTTTTCACATACTGAAAGACCAAATCAACTTCACGGAGTATCAAGGTTGGGGTTCCCCTTCCACACCCGGAACGTTAGAGCAACTCTGGAAGACTATAGTTGACTATTTTATCAATACACCGATAAAATTTCCAGATGGACATGTAGAGAAGAAAGGCCAAGGAGTTCCTTCTGGCTCTTACTTTACTAACATCATGGACTCACTATGCTCTTCGGTTATGAAGAATTACTTGTTTGATGCATGTAATATAAAATATGATGTTGATGCCGATTGGGAATTGGGAGACGATGGTCTCACCGCAGTGATTAAATCAACTGTGTGTATGGACACTTTTGCGAAGATAGCGGACAAGAAGTTTGGGAGTGTTCTTAATATCGAGAAAAGTGAGTTGTCAGAGACAGCTGGATTCTTAGGGTACAATATTGGAGCAGGTGCTTTGTATGCTATCCCTCAGGCAAATGAGGAGAAGCTTACCGCTCAACTATTATTACCTGATAGACCCGATAGAACACTGGAGGATTTTGCAGCGAGAGCCCGAGCATTGCAACTAAGTTGTTTTGTATTGGGGTGCATCCCTTTCTTTAACAACACCCAAAACCTCCTAGCAGCTCTAAATATGGACGGAGACGACATATCCCGACCCCATAAGCGGTCAGAGTTGTGGACGAAGATGGAAGCGCTTGGTTTAGATTCCTGGCCTCCACTGGATACTGTTTACTTAAGTGTAAAATAGTTTCTACAACAAAACCCTCTCAGGGCATAAATATGAGA